GAGCCACCACAGCAGCGCCCACACGATGATGACCTTGTAGCCCACCATCACCGTGACCTCCCGCATCAGCGGGTTTAGTTCCACCGCCCCATGACGCAATGACCAGAGCGTGCAGAATAGGTCAAGTAGATTTAGGGTGTATGCTGCGATAAGCAAAATTAATTTGTGCATGCTCATCTAATTCGTAATTATTCCATTTGGCGTTTTTGTCAGCACAAGATACTCTCCAATGTTTTTAAGATAAAGCCACGAGTAATAGTCTCTGGTTGCAAGTATTGGACTTCCTGAATGAGTATTAAAATGCCATTGGTTTTTCTCTCCATTATACCTAATTGCACTCGCAACAAGACCATTATCATAGCCGGTCAAATAGAAGTCGAAATACTCTGTATCATTTGGTGCGCGCCTGTCATTATCAGCGTAATTGGTTATTGCATATGATCTATTATCGTAACCACCCACCCAGTTATAACCATATGGTGTAGTCCTGGGAGCGTCAGTTCTATGCAACATAGCCATAAACGGGAAGCCAGTTTTTGTAATAAAAGTTCCTCTGCTCATCAGAGACAAAAAATCTTTTTCTTTGAATCGAAGTAAACGGAAGCCAAAAGAAATGGTGATATATGGATAATCGGCGGCAGAAAAAGCTGGCAAATCTTTGATATAAAATCTGGCATATTGGGGGTTGCTGACCAAACCGTAACGCTTGTACACCGGAACAGCTTTGCCTAAGCACCATGCATAACCGAGTTCTGGGACTGTTCCGCTGTAGTCACCTCCCAAAGCGTTGCCTCTATCCGACCAGCCTTTTAGACCCATGCCCACAGATAATCCGGACAAGAAGCTACTCTTATCATAATTTAGCGCACTAACCGGAGATAGAACTACGTTAGACCCTGCGGCGTTTGCCCCAGTATTCCGAGCTTTCAAAGCCCTTCCAGTTAGGACGCCCTTAACAAAGCAATTTTTGTCCATCCTTATCACTCCGTCCACTGGATTGCCATTTCCGCCCCGTCTGAGTAGATGATCTTGACCGGAACTTTTTTGCCGCCGACCGTCGCGAACTCTACCCCATACTTGAGCGGCTCTGAGATACCCTCTACCGTCTCGGAGAAGCTTCCCTGTTCCCAACCTGCGAAGTTGAGCCCCACGGTTTTCCGCAGCCCGAAGAGGTCCAAATACCCCTCGTCCAGCGCGGCGAGGCCGAGTTGTTTGCCCGTGCTCGTCTCGTATGTCAGCTCCAGCGAGTTCTGCCGCTTGACGAGATAGCCGCGCTGCTTGCCGTTGTCGTCGCCCGCGCCAAAGACGTCCACAGGGTAGTAGTATTGGCCGTCCGATTGGAACGAGATCGCGCGCTTGACCTGCTCCTCGTATTGGTAGACCGTTACCGGCCAACTTGTCTGTTTGGTGGTGGTAAAAATGCGCTCGCCGTTTGCGTAGGGATAGCCGTCCGCGCCAATTGATGCGCCCGCGGGGTCGGCCTCCCAGTAGATCAGCTCCCCGTTTGGGTTTTTGGCCTGCTCTGTCGTGCCCTTGGCGATGCCCGCGACGAACTCAAGGCTCTGCCCCTCCACGCGGATGAAATTGTCGTCCGTTGTGTCTTTAGCAAGGTACTTGACCACCCGCCGCGAGGTCGACAGCCGGTTGACGCTTAAGTCCGCGATCTCGCCGAGCGCAGAATACAGCGCGTCCGCCGAAAGCTGCCCGGACACGTCCACGTTTCCGTCGAGCTTGATATAGCCGGTGTAGTTGTTGGGGCCGACCTTGAGCGTGATCGTCGCGGTCGTCTGGCCATCTGGGCTGGACGCTGATGTGACGGATAGGCTGATCCCATCGACCGTTTGCGTGATGTCCGATACCCGCCCGTCGATGCCCTCGACCTTGAGGTTGATCTCCTCGCTGGTCTTGGTGATGAGCGACCGCGTCTTGGCCATGTTGCGCTCGATTTGCCGCTGCGTCGGCGATTTGTATGGATACTCGTCGTCCAGCTCGTCCGCGTCCGGCGCGGAGATGTCCGGCGCGAGCAACGGATCAAACGTCATGTCCAGCGCGATGAGCGGCACATAAAGCCCCTCTACCGTCACCGCGTCGCCAAGCTCCACCGCAGGATCAAGCAGCGCCTTGCTGCCCTCGTATCCGATGTGCTTGTATCCGGAGACTTTGGCGAGGATCGCCGCCGCCATTGCATTCGTGCCGTCCGGCTGCAAGGCCGTCAGCGTCCGCCCGGTGTCCGATCCGGACACACCGACCACATCGCCGGTATCGTTCAGCAGCTCCACCTTGGAGATAGGCTGCGACGCGATGCCGGGGGAAAACTCCGCCAGCCGTCGGCCTAAATAGGTTTTGTCCATATTGCCCTCCTTACACAAGGATGCGCACACCGCCAAAGGTGATGGCGCTGCCGGTCTCCGTGATAAGATAGTGGGTTTCAGCGGGCATGGAGTTGAGACCGACCAGCAGCAGCTTGCCCTCGTCCGTGATGGTCCAGTTTCCCGCGTTGGCGACCGCGATACGCCCAAGCGCCTCGCGCATCGTCATATCTCCCTTGTCGTCCACTGGGTACTGTATCGGGAACGCCGCATCCAATACCGTGCGGCTGTCCACTGCCACGCCCATGCGCGCTGCGATGTCGGCCACCGCCGTCGCCGCCGGCATCGGCCACGTTTCCGCGTCATAGCTGCTGTCGAGCCATGTCTGCTCTGCCTTGAGCATCGCGTCATACCCGTGCACGCTCAAAACGCCCGTGACCCGGTCGGTCTTGCGCGTGGAGAAGAAAAACACGCCTTTGGGGATCCACTCGCTTACCTGCTCGCCGAGCACAAGACGCACGTAGACCTCGATTTGCGCCTGCCGTGGAATCGCCCCTTTTGGGTAAAACTCGACGTCGATCTGCCGCGCACAGCAGTTGCCGATGCCAAAATCAGAGTACAGCCCGCCGTCAATCCGCAGCGATCCATCCACGATCTTGTCCTCGCCGTAGGTGACGCCCGCGATCACGAGCTTGACCTCCTTACGGTGCCCTGGACTGGCAAGCAGCGTCCGCCATAAATCACTTACACTGTGCATGCGCTCACCTCTGTGTAAAGTTGAGCGTCTTGCCGCTCCAGTATCGGCCCGTCTGGTCGCGCAGCAAATACGCGAGCTCCAGCCCGTCCACGGTCATCTCCTGCGTCACCGGCGTGCTGCCGAGCGCGGGGTTTTCATAGGTCACGCTCAGCGTCGCGCCGCGCAGATCTGCGGCCAGCGCCGCCACCTCTGCGTCGGTGATGTCGTTGAGCTGTGCGCTGCACCAGCTCTGCCAGCGGATCACCGCGCTGTGCCGCTTTTTGTCCATCGTCACGATCTCGTCGCTGTAGATTGGCGTAATGCCCGCGCCGAACCCGTACTGGTTAAAAAGCGCTGTGCGGTCGTTGCCGTTGATTTTGAAAGTAAAATTCTTCATTGCCTCGCCCTCTGGTCCTGCTGCTGGTACCGCGTCACCGTCTTGCTCACAGTCTTGCCGTCCAGCGTGGTCGTCAGGTTGATGACGATGTCAGCCGGCTTGCCGCTGCCGCGGTCGCTGCGGTAGTCGTCCGCCTCGCGTCGTGTCAGCACGCGTTCGCCCTCATGCAGGATCGCCGGATAGCCGTCATACGGGACGTAATCAAGGCCGTTGGCGTACTGCCGCACGGTAGACGTCGTCTTTCTTGTGGTCTTAGATTGACCCTTGGTTTTAGTCGTTTTCTGCTTTTCCTCCACGCCGGCGAGTTTCTTAAAGGCGGCGATCGCGCTGTTGACAAAGCCGATCAGTTTGGTCACAGCGTCGGCCGCGATATTCACCGCGCCTGCAAACACGCTTTTCATCTTCGCAGCTACCGGCGCGAGCGCTTCACCCAGGCGTCCCATTGCCTCGTCCAGCTCGCCCTGCGCCTCGTTGTACTCGATGATATCCTCGTTGGCGTCTCGCCATGCCTGGCCCGCCTGCGGCAGGTTTTGCTTGGAGAGCTGGTCCAGCACGATCTGCGCGCGCTCGGATGAAGTATTCGCCGCCGCGAGCTTCTCGTTAAAATCGTCTTCGCTCTCGCCCGCCCAGTTGAGCACGTCAGCGAAGGTGCCCGTCACCTTGCCGGTCTGGATCGTCTCATTGATAGCCTCGGACAGGCCGTCGATCGGGATGCTGTCGCCGTAGGTGGCCCACGCGCCGGTCGTCGCGTCGATCAGCGTCATGAGGTCGCCCTGCTCCAGCCCAATGGCCTGCAGGTTGGCCACGGTCGTCGCCGCCGTCTGCGAGTCGCCCAGCACGCCATTCAGGCGGGTGTAGGCCTCTGCCGTCTGCTCGGTTGTGTAACCGGCCTCTTTCGAGCTGGTCTCCAGCGTGCCCATGATCTTGCGGTATTCCGCCGTATCGTCGACCACGCCGATGATCGCGTCGCCCAGCTCTTTGAGCCCGCCGACGATCGCGCCGCCGATCAGCGCCCCCTTGAGGTTCGTGAGCATCCCCAGCAGGTCGCCGCCCTTGCCCTTGACGCTAAAACCGTTCTGCAGCACGTCCGTAAACTTCTCGATGCCGCTTTGCGCACCGTCGGTCTCCTTGCCGAACTCGTCGATAGACTTCGCACACTTGTCGGCGCTCTTGCGCGCCTCGTCGAGATACTTCTCGTTGTCATCCAGCGCATCGTTCATGTCGATCAGCTCTTTCTTTGCCCGATTGAGCTGCTGGCGGTAGTTGTCTGTCCGCTTGTCGTTCTCGCCGTAGGCCTCTGCGGCGTCCTCTACGGCCTGTTCCAGGGCCTTGACCTTCTCGGTTTGCTGCTCCTGAGCACGGCGCAGCAGCTCATTCTTTTTGGTCAGGGCTTCCATCGTGTTAGCCTGGCCCTTAAATTCTGCGTCGGCAAGGCTCATTTCGCTGCGCAGCGTCTTGAGCTCGCTGTTTGCGCTCGACATGGAGCGCTTAAATTCGGTTTCGCCCTCAATCGCCAGCCGCGTTGTGATCGTCCTCGTCGCCATTTACGCCTCATCCTCCTCTCTGCGCAGCCCGCGCCGCCTGGTCTCAAGCTCCTGCAAATCGAGCACCTGCCCGACCGTCAGCAGCATCCCCTCGCGGACGCTCAGCCGAAGAAATTGCGTCGTCAGATCCAGCCACCACGCGCGCGTCACGTTATTTCTTTCGTTTTTTTTTGAAGTTCTTCGAGGAAGAGGTCACGTTCGCGGTTTTCTTCCTCTTCGCGGGCAAATCCAAGCGCAATGGCCTCGCGGATGGCCTTTTTTGCGTCCGAGACCTCCAGCGGCTTGAGATTTACGCGGAAATACTGCTCCGGCGCGATCGGCCCGCGGTCGAGCCCCTGCCACCGCCGCACCAGCTCGCCCTGCTCGGCGAGCTTTGCGAGCAGCCAGCACGTATTTTCAAAGCTCTGCTTGTCTTTCCCCTCGATGTGCTTCGTAAGAAAGCCCTCGTAGCCGAATTTATCGTAGGCGTCAAAAAGCGCCTGCCCGTTCAGGCACAAATAGAACGTGTGCCCATTCAGTTCATAAGGAAGTGTCTTCATTTTTTCCTCCGAATACAAAAGAGACGCAGCGGGTGCCGCGTCTCTTCGCTTCTCAGCCGCCCGCTGCGGCCTTGATTTTTTCATTGACCCACGCCGCGGCCTTGGCCTCGGTGTCGAACTCCTCGCTCTTGTGCTTGTACTTGCCGTAGAGCGGCTCGAAAACGGTAAACGTGAGCTTAGCATTGCTCAGCACAATGCTGTCGCCCTTGGTCTCGTACTCCTCGCCCTCCATGTTGGCCTTGACCTTTGGGTAGAAAATGCCCTGATAGTATTTCGTCCCGTCGTCTCTCATGTGGTTGGTGTAAAAGGCGAGGCTGCCATAGGGCGCAGTGTCATTGCTGCCGAACTTAAGGTCTTTATCCCCATCCGTCGTGCCCAGCTCCGCGCCGGTCACCGCCGCTGCGTTCGCGTTCGAAAGATACAGCGTCTCCACAGCCAGCGAGCCGTCCTTGAATTCCACGATCTCAACCTTCTTCACGTTGTCGCCATAGGCGCTCGTGCGGTTGAAATTGATCGTTTCCGTCACCTTGTTCAGCGCGCCGAGATTCGACGGCGTGCCGAGCTTCGGGGGCGCGCTTGCCGTCTCGGGATCCATCGCGGCAAACGGTGCCCACTGGATCATCTTTGCTCCGTACTGCATGGTAATCCTTTCTACAGCCCTTTTTTTTCGAGGTAGCGGCTGTACACCTCAAACTCCGCCGCCGTCGCGGCGTCCGCGCTCTGTTCGTTCGCTTTCCGCAAAAAGTTCCGCGCTTGGATCGTCTTAGTGCCGAACTCGTTCAAAAAGGCGATCTCCGCATTTCGCGTCACGGTCTTGCCGCGCTTTCTGCTGCCGACCGGCGTGATGTACAGCACTCGCTGCCCATCTTTGACCTTGACCTTGCCTTTTTGAATTGAACGCGCGGTCAAGCCCTTGCTGTAGTCCTTCTTCTGCTTCCTGTTCCGATATTCCTTGCCGAGCTTACGCGCCTCGGCGCGCTGTGCCTCAACGACCACGTCGGCGCGGGCGTTGAGCATCGCGTCGATCACCTCGTCCGGCAGCTCGGAAAGCTCCGTCAGCGATGTCACGACCTCGTCAATGCCCTTAAACTCGACCTTGGCCATCGTCCTCCGCCCCCCAGCGTCCCACGGCGTCAAATTCCAGCACATAGTGCTGTCCCGTCTCGTCCGTAGCGTTCTCGATGCTCGGCAGGGTAAAATCATCCACCGCGGCGATCGCGTCGCGCAACGCGTGCCGCACGGCCAGCGTAGAGGCTTTGAGCGGCGCGAAGTAATGCACTTGCACAAGCGCTCGCGTCAGATGCGCAGCATTGTCCCCGATTCCCTCCGCCAGCTCCGTGTAATTAAACGTGCAGTATTTCTCCGGCGGCGTTTCGCCCGCCTTCGTGACCAGCAGATCCGGCACGCACACCGGCACGATCGGCGTCACGACCGCAATGATTTTCTCATTCAGCGTCATACCGTTCCCCTTTGCGTATACTGCTCGCACCAGAACTCCATGTACTTCCCCTCGTCGCCATAGGTGTTGACGTAGAGGATGTTGTAGTCGCGCTCGTTGTAGCGGATCAGGAGCCGCCGGTCAAACAGCTCCGGGTTCGCGCGCGTGAGAAAGCGCACCTTCGCCTCGCCGAACTCGGCGTTGGCCCGGATCAGCTCCGTGCCGCTTGTCTGGCTGTACTGTGCCCAGGTCTCGCGCACGAGCTCCGGCTCGCCGGGTACGTCGTAGCCGTCGGCGTCCTTTTTGGTCGTCTTGCGCAAAAACTGGATGCGCTTGGAAAGCTTTCCTGCGTCGACGTGCATCACGCGCCTCCCTCCGCTCCCTCGCCCGTGCCCAAATCGGGCACAGGCTCGGTCAGCTTAAGCTGGTTGAGCATCCGCCGGAAGGCGTAGTTGTCGCCGAGCGCCCCCTCGACCGCCGTGTCGCGTCGGTCGTAGAGGTCGAGCGCGAGGTACTTGACGCATTGCAGATACTGCGCATAGCGCGGCGAGCCGTCCTGCGGCTCGCGCACGCCCGCGCCGGCGAGGTAGGCCGCTGCCGCGTCCACAAAGCCGGGGAGCTCCGCGTCGTCCGCCTCCACGCGGCAGTAAGCGGCGATCTCGCTCAGCCTCTCGCGCAGCATCGCTTAGCCCCCGCTCTTGGGCAGCGTCGCCACGACGGCGCCCTTGTCGACTACGAGGTTGCCGCCAATCATCACGTCGCCGAGGATGGTCAGCAGGCGCTCCTGCGCCTTGTAGCTCTCGTCCACGCGCACGATGAAATCGGAGAAGAGGCCCAGCTCATAGTTGAGCGGGTTGCCGTAGATCATGGTCTGGATCGCGGCGCTCGCGCTCGCGGTCGAGCCGGAAAGGCTCGTTAGGTCGGGGCAGAGGGTATAGGGAATTACCACGCCGCCGTCGCGGATGACGCCGATGTTGGGGTTCGCCATGTCGGGCTCGATCGTAAACAGGCGGCGCTTCTCGTTCGTGCCGCGCAGCGCGCCGATGGCCTTGAGGTCGGCTTTGGTGAGCAGCAAGCGGGCACTGCCGCCGAGCTCGGTGTCCGCGCCGTAGGCAAAATACAGGGTATCAAGCAGGTTGACGTCCACCGCGCCCACGTCCACGCTCGCGAAGATGTTCGCGCCCGCCTTGTTTTTGGCGTTCTTCATGCCGTAGAACACATGGCTGGTCTCACCGTCGCCGTTGACGATCAGCTCAGATGCCTTGCGGCGCATCGCGCGCAGCGCCATGCCGAAGATCTTGGCGTAGTAGTCCGCGGGCGTCAGGTTGCCGATGTTGCGGTCAACAAAGCTCGTCACGCTCATGTCGTAAGGCTTGATCTGCGCCACACCGAAGGTGGGGTCGGTGCTCGCCGTGCGGGCCTTGCCGGCGGTGGACGCCACCGTGCCGACCTTCGCGTCCAGCTCGGTGATGACATAGGGCTCCTGATACTCGCCCATGCCGGAGAGGTTGACGACCTGCACCTGGTCGATGATCGCGCTGATCGGTGCGTCGCCGCCGCGGATGTCGCGGCCCACGCCGGTGGGCTCGGCGAGCGTGGTGGTCGCCAGCGTGATCGCTTTGCGGACCTCATTGGCGGAGAACTTGACCTCGCCGCCCTTGCGCAGGATCTCCGCGCGCTCCAGTGCCTTGTCCCTGGCCTCGCCCGGCGTCTCCTGTTTCTGCATAAACTGGCGGTCCTGCTCGTCGATGAGGGTCTTGACCTCGGTGATCTCGGTGTTGAGGTTCTCGATCTCGGTCATTTTGCTCCGATAGTCCTCGCGCTTGCCCGCCTTGAGCAGGCCCTCGGCCTCCGTGAGCATGCCGGCGCGCTTCGCCAGCAGGTCGTTGTACTTTCTACGCATTGTGTGCCTCCTTAAAATCTCATTTTTTCAAGCTCCAAGGCGGCTTCGTCCGCCCAGTGCTCATCATTGTCCGCGCCCTTCGGCGCGGGAGGTTTCGGCATCTCGGCTCCGCCGTAGCGCTTGGCCTTGACGGTACCGGCCTCTGGCTGTGCGGGCACCGCCACGAGGCTCACCTCGTAGGCGTCTGCCGCGCCGTCCAGCTCGAAGTGGCAAAGCTGCCCGTCGTACTCTCGGCCCGGCCAGTGCTCGCACAGCGTCTTGCGCTGGTCCGCGCCGCAGATCGAGCAGTTGACGTGCTCCACCGCGCAGCCCACGCTGCACTCGCGCAGGATGCCGCCCTCGATGGCGGCGATGGTGTCCGCGGTGCTTGCCGTGCGGACCATGTAGCAGCTGAGCACCAGACGCTTGACCTCGCCTTCGTCCGCTACCTGCGCATCGTACACGCGCGCGGTCTGCGTTTCCGCGCTCCACTTGTGGTCGCGCAGCACGGGCTTGCCGATGTAGAGCTTGCTGAGCTGCTCAAGCGTCTCCTCGGTAAAGCGCTCGCAGTCGCGGTCGATCTGGTTGTCGCAGGCGGCAAAACGGAAGGTGAACACTTCCTCGGCACTCAGCTCGCGCAGCGCCTGTGCGTTAATGAGGGCAAGCTCCCGCTCGCCCAAGGCAGCCTTTTCGATCCGTGCCGCCTTAAAGATCATATCCATGCGGTTTACTCCTCTCCGGCGGCCGCGCCGCCGTTTCTCTGCGCGCTTAGCTCCGGCCACAGGTCAAGCGGCACATAGTTCAGGCTCGCGCGCCTGCGGTTGCCGCCCGGCACATTCGGCAGGTCCTCCAGCGCCGCGATGTCGTCGGGGCTGAATACGCTCAGCTCGCTCATCACGCGGTACCAGTTGGCGCGGCTCGCCGTGTCGCCCTTGAGCTCCGCCATCATGTTGATGCGCAGCTCCAGCCCCGCGGCCAGCTCGCTGTCGGTCAGCAGCTTATAGCTCTGCTCCTCCTCGTACTGGGTCACGATGGGGTGCAGCGTTCCGACGACATACTCGATCGCGTTCTGCTCGTTGCTTCCGTAGGCCTGCTTGCCCTCATTGAGCTTGTAGAGCGGCACGCCGAAGTAGCGCGCAATGTCCGTGATCGACAGCTGCTTGTTTTCCACAAACTGCGCGTCGCGGTTCGTCCCTGCGATGCTCGTGTACTTGAGACCGAGGTCGAGGATCGCCGTCCGGTGCGCCTTGCTCGGCCCCATGTGGACGCGCTCCCACTCGGCGCGCAGCCGGTCCTTTTTGGTCACGAGCGAGCCGTCCGCCGCCTTGACCGGACTGCCCTTTTCGTCGGTGACATAGCCGCCGAGGTCGGTGTCGGTCTCCAGCACGCCGCCCGGCTGCCCGCCGTTGGCGTAGTAGCTCAGCTCATACTCCTGCGCGGCCCGCGCCGCGGCGATCACCTCGCCGGCGCGCGTCACCGTGCCGAGACCGAGCAGTCCGTTGCGCGTGGCGTTCTTGTAGTGGCACACGTCCTCGTTCGGCAATCGCATGACCTTGCCGGAAAATGGATGCGTCACGTCGTACCACACGCGACCCGCCATGTCGTGCCATGGCTGCACCAGATACCACGGCACTGGGATCAGCTCCACCGGCTTGCCCGTGCGCTCGTCGCGCACGATCCAGTCGTAGCCGTTGCCGCCCTCCAGGCGGCTCGTCTCCAGCACCTTTTTGCGGATGAATGGAGTCATGGCCTCGTTCGGCCGGATGTTTAGCAGCCGCAGCAGCTCGTGGTCCGTGCGCTCGCGCGTCCTCGTGTCGATCACATAATTCGGCAGCTTCGCGATGCTGTCGCTGAGGATCTCAATGCAGCGGTCGACCGCGCTGAGCTTACGCGCCGCGCTCTGCGGGTCTTCTCCAATGGCCAGACCGCCGGAAGCCGTCAGGCTGCCGACCGTTACAGTTTTGCTCACAGTGGGCGAGCGTGCGGTTGCCGCGCGCAGGCCCTTGATAATGCTCATGCTTGACCATCACTCCCTTCGTCGTTTGCACTATCGTCAAAGCCGTCAATGACGGCCATTGCGATCAAAAGAATGCCGCCCACGATTAAGCCGGCGGGCAGGTAAATCATGCCCGCGCCGAGCGTAATGAGCAGCACGCCGAGCAGCAGCGCGGCGTCTCGCAGCTTTTCCACAGCCTTCCTCCTCACAGCGTGAAGTCCGCCCGTGCCACCGCCGCGGCAAGATCGGGCTTCTGATTCCTGGCAACCATCCACACGGCCATCACGATGATGCTCGCGACCGCCGGGTCGATGCGCCCCGTTGATTTATTTTTGAGCGGCTTGATGTTGCCGTTTCCGTCCGCGTGGCAGCGGACGTTGCCGAAGGTCCAGCGGAAGCAGGTGTTGTGGACGTGCAGCAGCGTGTGGCGCTGCATCATGTCGTCCGTCTCCTTCATCGCGGGGCTCATATTCTTGAGGTCCTGCGGGATCTCGATGATCGGCACGATCGGCGCAAGCCGCTGCGTGATGGTCCGGCTCAGATACGGATCAAAGCCCACCATCTTGAGGTCGTAGCGCTCCCGCGCCTCGCGGATGCGCTCCTCCACCGCGCCGTAGTCGATGACCTCGCCGGGGCAGAGGTCGAGGAAGCCGGCACGCGCCCAGTCTCGGTATGGGACGTGGTCGCGCTTTTCCGCCTCGTCCACCGTCGCCTCGGGCCGCCAGATGCCATAGGGCAGCAGCACCGCCGCGTCCAGCCCCGGCTGGGGCGGGAAGAGCAAAACAAAGGCCGTCAGGTCACGGCTCGTGGAAAGGTCCACGCCGCCGTAGCAGAGCTTCCCGTCCAGCTGCCGTAGCCATTCTTCGCGCTCGCGCTTTTTGCTCGGCCCCCATTGCGTTTTGTCATAGAGGTTGAGCGAGATCCAGCCGACTGACTTCGTCGTGATCCATTGGTTGAGCCGCAGCCATCGGAATACGCGCTCTTCGGCTTCGCTGCGCTTTGCGCTCGCCGCCTCCATGCGGATGTTGCGCAGGCTTAAATGCTTACCGAGCGAGGGGTTGCAGAGATACCACAGGCTCTCGTCCCAGATGTCGAGTTTTTCCAGGTCGTCCGGATCATCGCCGAACAGCGCGGTCAGGCCGTAGAGGATCGGCAGCCAGTTTCCCTCGTCACGGCCGAGCAGCTCGGCTTCCGCGTCCGCAAGGTCCTCGTCCCCGACATGCCGGAGGGAGAGGACCGAGCGAACGTCGCCGCCATCGCTCCGGATGCGCCGCAGCTGCCGCGCGTCGCGGATGCCCACAGCTTTCTCGTGGATCTCCCAGCCGATGGAGCTGCGGTCGGGGTCGTCGCCCGCGGTCGTCAGCACAATCCATGCCGGCTGCCGTCGGCTCGCGCCCGCCGCGCCGGTCATAACGTCCCACAGCTCACGGTTGGGCTGCGCGTGCAGCTCGTCAAAGATCACGCAGCTCGGCTTGTAGCCGTGCTTGCTGTACGCCTCAGCGGAGAGGACCTGCAGAATGCCGACCGTAATCCACTTGTACCCGCCGTTGCCGGTCTTCACGCGCTTGCGGTACTCGATGCGCTTGCGGCTTTCGATGGGCCGCAGCTCGCCCTGGGCGATCATCTTCGCCGTCCACGGCGCGCTCGTCGCCATAAAGATCGCCGCGTTGTAGACGATCGAGGCGTTCTCCTTGTCCGCCGCGCAGACGTAGACCTCCGCGTTCAGCTCGCCGTCCGCGAAGAGGTGATAGAGGGCCAGCGCCGCAGCCAACTCGCTTTTGCCGTTCTTCTTTGGGATCTCGAGGTAGAGGTACCAGTACCGGCGCAGCCGCTCTGCGCTCTCATCCGTGCCCGATTCGGGCACGTCCATCGTGCCATAAAATTCCATCAGCGCCTCGCGCTGCCAGTCGTAGAGCGAGAAGAGCTTGCCCGTGTCGGTCGTCGGCAGGCGCTCGACGAAGTCGCACACAAATTGCCCCGCCTCGCGGTCGAAAACGTATGCCATGCTACAGGCTCCGCGCCAGCGCGTCTGCCTGCCGCTGCCGCAGGCGGATGGTAAACTCGTCCGCGCCGCTCTCCGGCGTGAACGCCGCCGCGGGCAAATTGCTCGGCAGCACCAGTCGGCAACGGCTTGATACCGTTAGGCCCATGTCGTTTGCGCAGTTGCGCGCCTGCTTGAAGTAGCGCTCCTGCACGCGGCCCCAGCCGTCCGCCGCCTCTAAGTCGCGCGCGTGGCCTGGCGACTGAGTCAAGGCCCGCTGCACCTCTGCCGTCGCGCTGATATACTCGTGGTGGGCGACCAGATAGCGCCCGAGGTTGTCCGCGTCAAGATCGGTGTAAAGCCCCACGTCGATAAGCTGCTTGCCAAGCGCGCGAAACTCGCGATGCAGCTCCTTGGGCAGCCATTTGGGCGGCTTCGCCCGCTGCGGCGCAGGTACCACCACCTCACGGTCGCGCCGCGCGTCCTCCTCGGCGCGCGTCATGTGCTTGCGCCCGTTCCTCACGACCAGATCGGTCGGTTGTCTTGCTCCCGCCATTGCTCCGCTCCTTTCTCCGCTGCCGCCGGATAAATTTCTCCATATCTCGTTTGAGATACGGGCTTGCCGTCGCGGCCATGATCCGCTCGGCCTCCTGCACGGTCATACGGCACCGCCGTGCTTCCCAAGGCTTTTTACAAGCGCCTTTTCGCGGTCAGATAATGTCCAAATGATTTTTCCATCCGCTGACATGCGGGAGTTTTGCTGAGATTCAGAAATGGCAGCCAAACGTGCGCTCATGACTTCCAACGCAGCTTCTTCTGCTTTGGATTTCTTAGCAGCCGCCGCCTCTGACAGCAAGAAGCCGCCGCCAAAAATGGCCTTGCCTTTTTCCTTTTGTGCATCCAGAGCTCGTGTAAATTGAAGATCCTCATCGGGAAAACACAATGACTGGCCATGCTTCGCAAGGTCAAAATCCTGAACGCATAAAACGTTGCGCGGATAAGTGTACCCAGGGAGCTCAATGCGGGACTCGCCCCGGTTGCGCTTGTCAGCTTCATCTATCAAAGAAAACAACTCCCCGGAGATCTCCACACGCCACCCCCCCAGATTTGTGACAAAGGACGTATTGACGCGGGCACCGTTTTCGTACGTAACTGTGGCCGAAACGGGCACGTAGTTTGATTTTCCCGCATTTGTAGAAAACAGCGTCAGTGCCGGCGCAAAGAGGAAAAATCGAATGCCGCGCTCCGTGTAAAATCGGCAGATCTGCGAGAGGATAGAAAACGGCGGGTTGTCGATCACCACGCAGCCGTCCGGGTAAGTCTCGTGCTCATAGTCGCCGCCGGGATAAAATGGCCGCACGACCGTCGCACCCTGCAAACCGTAGTGCTCCAAAGCCCAGTCGCGGATCACCTCGTAGATGTTCTGCGGCGTGTAGCAGTCGTCGGTGGTGAGTTTCGGCTTGAATTTATCCACAAATTTCTCATAATCCTCGCTGCTTTCGCCCTCGACATCTCCCCAGAAGCGGTTTCCTTCTGCCGCTGGTTTCGTCCGCTCGTGGGCGCTGACATGGATCGTTTCGATCTCGTCCATCGTGAAGCCGGTCAGCGCGGTGTCGAAAGAAAGGCTGCTTAGCTCTTCCATCTCAAACTTGAGCCGCGCCGCGTCCCACTCGCCCGTTTCGGCAAGTCGGTTGTCCGCGATAATGTAGGCGCGCCGCTGCGCCTCGGTCAGGTCGCTCACCGTCACATACGGGACCTCGGTCATGCCTTCGGCCCGCGCCGCCTCGACGCGCCCATGTCCGGCGATCAGGTTCTTGTCCTCGTCGATCAGCACCGGCGAAACAAATCCAAACTGCCGCAGGCTTTTGCGCAGCTGCTCGATTTGTTCTGGCCCATGAATTTTCGCGTTATTCTCATACGGCTTGAGCTCGTCGATCCGCACCGTCGGCAGTCCCTTGACCGCCACGCGCACCGGCGTCTGCCCTGCTGTCCGCTTCTTTCCCATGCCTTGCCTCCTGTCGATATCTCCGATGCAGTCCCCGGCTCTCGACGAGCGAGAGCGCGGGGGACAGAACCGTGAAGGCCATGGCCGGCTTCAAGAGCCGGGGACTACACCGGACGTTGTTTTGTTGATCCTGCGCATCTGGCCCACCGTCCAAAATTTTCCGTGGGGAAAAATTCTCTCGCGAGCGAGGGCCCGCGGTTTCCAGGGGCCTCGCCCAAACTTTTTGACCCCGGGGAGGGGTCTGCAAGGAAGCCCCGCGCGACGCTCTCGCGACGCGCCCGAGCGCCCAAGCCTACTGCCGCGCCGCAGCACCGCGGCGCTTTGATTTGCTGCGATTCTCGTACATTTCTCGCGCCGTCTTGCGGCTATGGCAGCTGTGGCAGAGGCTCTCGAGATTGTCTCGGTCGCAAAAGGTCTGCCAGTCTCCCTTGTGGTCGACGATGTGGTCCACATCCGTCGCGCGGACCCGCCGCCCGTGCTGGGCGCACTCGCGACAAAACGGCTCGCGCAGGAGCTGCGCCGGTTGCAAGTCGAGTTTCCACTCGTCGGTCTGGTACATCCAGCGCCAGGACTGCGCTTTCTCACTGCGCCGGTCGCCGCGCGGCCGGTGGGCGTCGCAGTATCCATCGCTCACCAGCACGCAGCAGCCGGGATGCCGGCAGGGTCGGAGCGGCTTTAAGGCCATCGGGCTATCACCTCCGGGCAAAAACAAAAGCCACTGCCGACACTCCCCCGAGATCCGGGTTTGTCAGCAGTGGCTACTAAGCGAGCACGCGCCATGTTCGATATTCACGATGTTCGATGCTTTGCATCTCCGGCACCAGAGGACGAGATTCCGCGCCTCGGTGTCAGGCCGAACGGCCTGCGATGTGAGCCGCCCGCAGTTCGGGCAGACAATCAATCCGTTCTTTGTGTCCAGTTTAGCAGTCTTTGTGCTGTTTTGCAATACTTTTCACCCTCTTTTCTGCGTTTGTCACTAAAAAGCCATTAGGTTACAAGTAATGTCGCGCGCACGCGCGCACGCGATTCCTTATGCCTCGATCCAGCTCGCCACCCGGTAGCTACCAAATTGACTTCCGCCAGTCCGCACCTGTGGGAGCATCGCGTCGAACGGTATCGTAATCGCATCGCTCTCGTCGAGCCACACCTCCGGCGGCGGCAACTTCGCGCGCAGACTGCGCGAGCAGCTCCACGGATGCCGCCCCACCGGAATGATGATCCCGTCGCTGCGCTCCTTGGTGAGATAGCGCGCGAGATAACGGTAGCCGAGCGTCTTGCCGCGCCGCTTAAATACTGGCCAGTCCGTCACCTCGCCGCACTGCCACAGGGCCCGCACCTCCGCCGGCGAGAGCTGCCGGTAATCCGCGACGAGGTGGATGTGATACCTGTGCGCCCCATGCAGACCCTCAATGGCCGGGATGTAGTCAAGCCTGCCCTTGCCTCGATAGCGCTCCACGCGCCGCAGGAAGGCCCGCAGCGCCTTGCGCACGTCGGCAAAGCGCTCCGGCAGATGCTCATCGTCGAACTCCAGAATGTAGTGCGTGGCGTACTTGCCCATAAGCGCGATCATCAGCTCGAGCCGGTCGGTGGAGTCGCGGTTAAGCACCGTGCGCCGCTGCGCCTTGAGGTCGGCCTTGGCGCACCGGTCCTCGTCGGTGTCGGAAGGCGCATAGCGCGGCGGCATCGTCCCGCGGTACTCCTTGACCAGATTCCCCGCGCGCTGGCGCACGCAATAGAACAGCTCAGCCATACACGCTCCCGACCATCCCGGCGACGGCGCCGGTCATATCGCCCTCGACAACAGCCTTATCCAGATGCTCATAGTATGTACGGATAAACTCCTCAAGCAGATTGTAATACAGCACCGCATGCGGCAAATTGCCATCCGCCAGCGTTGCGCACCGCGCTGCATTGTTTCTATCGCAGCCAAGGCTCATCAGCAGCTTAATCATACGTTTTCTTTTCATTTGACGGACCCCAGCTTCCTTTTCAACCACGCCCACAGATTCCGCCACGGGTGATCCGACCGCCATCTGCAGACTGATGCGAGATGCACGGATGACTCTTGCTCACATGTCAAATCATGCCGCAGCACTGCCATTTCACTGTTTGCCTTTCCCAGCGCCGCCTCAGTATCGGCGAGCTTTGTGCGCAGGTCCTTGCTTTCCGCAATCGCCGCATCTCTTTGATTGGTCATTGTCTCAACATTTACGCGCTCACGGCGCAGCTCATCAGCGTCTTCCTTTATCCTTTTGCGCTGTACCTCTGTAACGTTGTAGGCGTTGTTAAACCGCCCATGCCAGTATTCTGCATTACCCGTTGCGTCTCGCGCTTGATTGCGCAACTCGTTTTTCTCGGCAACACACTTGGCAAGCGCGTCGTTCTGTTCTTCAATTCGTTTACTTAGCGCGGCGATATCATCGGCAGCCCCTGCATTGGCCTGCCACGCCGTTTCCAACATGTTGAGCATTTGTTCCTTCGTGGTTTTCTTCAGGTTGATTTTTTGCATGTCGATCTCCTTCCATCGTCATTTGTTGATACTCTTCCACGCGCTCGACCTTGACTACGCGCACGCCGCCGTACTTTTCAAAGTCCATCGCCGCTTTTTCCTTGATTCCCTGCGGATTCGCGTCGTCCGGCGCATCCAGCGCCAGTGTCACCAGGAACCTCACACGATTTCCCCCTTCGTAGCTCTTCACTTAATCAAGACGATCCCACAGCCGCCGGACCTTAAAGGCCCGCTGCTCCGCCACCGCGTCCTCGACCTCAAACTCGATCGCCATCTGGTCAAGCATGATCCCGACGTCGGCAATCTCCTCGGCGATGTTGGCGAGCGTGTCACCGTCCACACGCCCGCGCAGGAATTTGCACAGCACGTCCTGCAGCTCGGCCATCTCCTCAAAGGCCATCGTGATCTGCGCCTGCGCGCCGTAGCGGCTGAGCGCCGCGCAGAAGGTTTTGCGTTCCATGTCAGTCATTTGTCAGCTCCTTTAATCACCTGAAATAACGCCCGTTTCTGTCGCGCAATTTTTTCTGCGGTAAATCGCTTCATCTCGGTGCGCTTTATCGGCTCGTGAAACCGTGGGCATTCTTCTCGCCATTGGCTGCGCTTGCCAAGCCAGTCGCCATCAAACCATTTGCACTCATCGCAGCAAAAGCAAATGTCCTCAACGTTTTTGACCTCACCCGGCGTAAAATAGTAAGATTCCAGCTCGCAATTATAGAGGCAAAAATTGCAGGCGCACCCATAGCAGCTCACTCCTCCTCTGGCCTTTCGGGCCGCACCACCACGCGCCCGTCCTTGTCGGCCTCGGCCAATTTCCGTAGGCGATTGATGTCAATTCCGTACGTTCTGGCTATTGCTTTAACGCATCCGGCTTCGATTTCCAGTTTAGACCTTTCAACTTCCTCCGGCGTCAGGCCCGTGTCCTCGTAGGCGAGCAAATCTTTTCTGATATCCGAATAATCCTCAATGAGCTGCTGCACCACGAACCGCTGCGTTATCGGCCACGCCGCGACCTGCTCTTGCAGCTTTTTCAGCGCCTCACTCGAAACCATCACTCCACCTCCGGCCCATTCGGCAGCGGCCTCCAGTGCGTGACCCGCACAATCCGCCCGTGGCACGTCCATTTTCCGTCCTCCAAATATACACACAATCCAGGATTCGGCGGTGGGTATCCGGAAGGGTCGCTAATGATGCACAAGACAACATCCGATACCCCCCATGAGTTAGAGATCTCCGGCAGGCGTTCCGTCACCGGCACCCACTTCTCCCGCTCCTGCAGCACCGCGATCTCCTCGGCGTAACGCGCGCAGCGGTCAGTCAGCTTCTCGATCAGCTCCGCGGCATCCCGCATAATGCGGCAGCCGTGGACGCGGCAGTCGTGCTCGCGCCCGCAGCCCATGCAGGCCAGCGAGCCCGTTTCCACTTTTAAGCGCCGCATCGCGGCCAAAATCTCTTCTGTTTTCATTTTGTCCTCCTCGGCCCATAACCTAACTGTTTGATCTCCGGGTAGCGCTCTGCAAACGGGTAAAACTGGTTGCCTCCGATATAGCTGAGCGTCGCCCGGTCAAGCCTCTCCTGGTAGACGTCTGACTCGTCGGTGCTCTGCATCGCCGGGAAATAGACGTTATATGTCTCGCCCCACTTTTCCGCGAGGCGGCTGAGGCGATCATAGCCCCAGCCAAAGTCCTCGTGCATCGTGATCAGCAGCGTGTCCAACATGTACTGCTTCATCGTCCGCTGCATCATGTCCAGCAGCACTTGCGTTCTCCCGTCTCTCTGCTGCAAATATCCGGATCGCTTCATTTCTCTCCTCTCTGCCTCTCGCTGATCAGCAGCCAGCTGTCGCACTTGCACTCGACGATATCCTGTACCGTGATCCCCGCGTCGGTCGAAATGAACGGGTATTGATCATCCGCGCCGCCGCAGCACCGCGCGGTCAGATAGGCGCTGCCGCCCAGCCCCGTGGGATAGCTCAGCACGACCAGCGCGCCTTCCTCCGGCCAGTGCTCTGCATCCAGCGGCAACCATTCCGGCGCGGCGAGATCCACGCCGCCCCTCCACTCGTCTCGCGGCGGTAAAGGATCGTCCGTCAGACCGCAAAGGTAGTCCATCGTCGTGCCGAGCGTCAGCGCCAGCTTGGGCAGCGAGCCCGCACCGGCAAGGCTGTTGTTCTCCCACGCACTGTAGGTGCCGGGGTACTCGCCGATACTCTCGGCGAACTCCTTGCGCGTCAGTCCGGTCGCCTCGCGCAGTGCCTTGACGCGCTCGCAGAATTTCGGGGTCATATTCTTGAGCCGCGGATCGCCAACTGCCGGATTTGTTGGAGTCTTCTGTGGCGGCGGCGCGATCCCGCCGGCAAACCGCTCTTCGACCACAAAGCGGCACGCCGAAGAACAAGTCTTCTTGTTGAGACATTCGCGGCAGCAGCCGGCACAGCGCCACTCGCCATTGCGATAGTGGTCGGCATACATCCGCGCGGCGTTCGGGCAGAAGCCGCCGGTATCCGGGCAATTATGCTTGCAGCAGGTCCAACAGGTCCGGAACTCGCGCACGTTGTTGATCGACCATGTGCGGCTGTGGTCAACAATCCAGTCCAGCAGCCGATACTGTGTGTCGATATCCATGCGGGCGATCTCCAGCGCGGCTGCTTCCGGTAACTCCTGCTTTTCCCACCGTGCAACGATCCCCGGCACTTTCAGCCCGTTTTTGATCGCGCTGAGGTTGGCGAGCTTGGTCTTATTGACCTGCATCGCCTCGGCCACGCGGTCGCGTATGCGCCCCGGCAGCTCCTCGCCTGCCTCGCGGCGCTTGACGTACATCTCCGTCAGCCGCTCGGCCTCCTGCGTCAGCAGCGCGGGTGACTTGACCCGCTGGCGGTTGGCCTCGATCACGGCGCAGAGCTCCTGCTCCTCCGTCATCGCAGGCAGCACTCGGCAGAGCACGGTGGAAAACTGCTTCGCGACGGCCTCGTCCCGGTTCGCCGCGAGCAGCCGCAGCGCCGCCATGCGGCTGTGGCCGGAGATCAGGCGGTACTTGCCGTCCGTGTCCGGCACGACGGTCGGCGGCTCAAGCAGCCCGTTCGCGCGGATGGACTCCATCAGCTCGGCAAGCGCCGCATTGTCGGGGCGGGGGTAAAAATTCCGAGGGTTGTCTACGATGTCATCGACGGCGATCTCCCGCGTCGTGCCCGATTCGGGCACGCCCTCAACCGGCGTGAGAAACTCGCTCATGTCAAACTTGCCCTTAGCCATTGACCGCGCCTCCCTTGCTCAGATACTCCCGCGTGAAATCGTGATACGCCTTTGTCGCCGCATCCTTGGGCGCGTATCCTCTCAGCGTCTTGCTTGCGTTGAGGTTGGACATGCTTGCCGGCACGGAAGCCCGCAGCGGGATTGCTGCCTCAAATGCCGGAATGCCGCTCACGCGTAAAGCCTGCTCTGCGGCCTCCTGGATGCGCGTACCGCGCCGCTTGGTGATCAGCGCGCCCGCGATACGCAGCCGCGGATTGACCGTGCGCATGTTGGCGACCTGACTGCGGATCTCGCCCGCGCCGTGGAGCGAGAAGCCCTCCAGCTCGACGGGAATGATAATCTCATCCGCAGCGCCCAGCGCCGCCACCGTGGCCGCATTGTAGGCGGTCGGGCAGTCGATGAGGATATAGTCCGCGCCCTCATCCTCTGCCACAGCGAGGCAAAAATCACGGATGCCGTTTTTTGCCAGCCGCTCGCCGGTCAGGGCGGCGATGTCCGCCTTCGGCAGTTCCGCGCTGGCCGGAACGATTTTCACGTCCTCGACAGGTGTGTCCTGCACCAGCTCATCCCAGCAGCAGCCGGTCTCGCCGGTCAGCACCTCGTAGGTCGTACCGCCGTGGAGCGTGTCCGCTCGGAAAATATCGCTCAGATTGCACTGGCCGTCCGCATCCATCACAATGACGCGCTTTCCCGCAGCCGCGAGCTCGGCCGCGAAGTTGATCGTCGTGACCGTCTTGCCGACGCCGCCCTTATAGTTCATGATCGCAATCGTTTTCATGTTGTCCTCCTGTTATTTCGATTTGCGCAGCCGCTTTGCAGTCTCGTACTGGTAGCTGCCCATATCCTCAAATTTCTTTTTCTCGTCCTTGATTTTCGCATTCGTCGCATCAAGGTTCGCTTTCCATGCGAGATAATCAGGGCATTTGTCCTGACACGCCGGATGACGGCGCTCGCACATGTAGCACTTGCTGTTGACTTTCTTCCTCATGCGCCGCCCTCAAAATTTAAAGCACTCTCGCATCGTGTACCCGAAGACCTGTGCCTCCACTAAAAAAAAGTGGTGCAGCTCGTTGATCCAAACGATCCTGCCGCGCACTTTATTCCGCGCTCTCGTGCTCTTGGGGTTCTCTTTGCCATCCAGATTGCAGTACGCGCAGGGCGTCCAGGCGATCGGCTGTCCAATATACGGCATGATGTCTCTCCTTTCTCTACCGGCGCTTTGCGCCGCTCATGCGCTCATTGCGAGCATTCCGCTCGACGAGTTTCTTGTCTTCCTCGACCTCGCGTGCCGACGTCATCGTCATCGGCGTAAAAGATTGCTTGTTGCCGTCAAACCACAGCAGCGTGCGCAGCAGCAGGCCCTCTTTGTTCTTGACGATCCGCAAAAAGCGCGACTTCGCTGGGTCGTAATCCCCGCCCTCGACAGGACGGTAGATCATGAAGATCATGTCCGCGTCCTGCTCCAGCTGGCCGGACTCCTTCAAATCGCTCATGCGCGGCTCGTTTTGCTGCGGCTTGCCCTTTTTGGGTACCGCAACGCGATCTTCGCGCGTCAGCTGCGCCAGCTCGATCACGAGCTTTTTCCGGCTCTGGGCGAAGGCGTGCAGCTCGCGGGAGATCTCCGCCACCTGCTCACTGCGCATAATGCGCGTCGAGCTTGGCCGAACCAGCTGCACATAGTCGATGAAAATCACGTCAAAGTCAAACGCCTCGGCCGCGCCGGTAATATCGCTGACGCTCCATCCCGCGGCCTCGATCAGCGTAAACTTGAGCGCAGCAGCCGCGGCACTCTTGGCCGCGAACCGCTCCCAGTCCTTGTCCGTCAGCTCTCTGCGTTTGATGGCCGTAAAACTGATATCGTTCAGCGCCGCAACCACACGGTCAGTCACTTTGCGCCGGTCGGTCTCCAGCGAAAAAAAGCCCACGCGCCACTCGCGCGCCATCCGCATCGCCATTTGCAGTGCCAGCGCCGTCTTACCGTCGCTGGGGTACCCGCCGATGATGACCACGTCGCCCGGCTGCGTGTATGTACCGGCGTCCACCTCGGCGAGACCATAGCGGACGTATCGCACCGGATCTTTGGCCGTCTGCCGCGCCGCAAAGTCCTGGATCATGTCCTCCATCGTGTAGGCCGTGATCTGCCGCCCGCCGCTCTGCTCCTGCTGGAGCTTCGCCGCCAGCTCGCGGCACTCCTGCGCCGTGCCGGCTGCGGCCACCTGCATCGCAAGCTCCTGCATGCGCCGCATGCTGGCCTGCTCAGCCATAATGGCGGCATACTCGCGCCAGTTGGCGCTGGTCGTCGTGATCTCAAGCAGCTGCGCGAGATACTCGCTCGACTCCTTTCCGACCTTGTCGCGGATTGTCACCGGCGTCACCGGTTTTGCCCGCAGGTACAGATCTCGCGCCGCGCGGAAGATTTGCCGGTTGATCTCGATGCGGAAGTCCTGCTCGCGGACGGCAAACAACACGTCCTTGACGATCTCCGGCGCGGCGACCATCGCGCCGACGACTGCGGTCTCGGCTTCCAGCCCCGGCCGCGCCTTTGTCTCCTGCACCATGCTCACACCCCCCAGCCGAGCGGCAGCGCCGCGCTGCCCTCGTTCTCGACCGGCGGCATTTCGTCCGGCTTAAGCTCAAAGACGGTCAGCCAGTTGTACGTGATGGCCTTGCGCAGCATTGCGAGTTTCACCTCGCGCCGTCCGTCCGACAGTCTGTCCAACTTGCGGAGAATGAGCTTCATCGCCGCATCGGTTACAACGGCTTTCTTTCGGTTGACCTTGATGCGATTCTCCAGCAGCCCCATGATCGCCTCGCGCAGCTCATCGTCCTCGCCGCAGTATTTCTCAACGAGCTTTTCGACCTCTGCGGGGGCTATAGGGGTTTGATTCTTTCTGTCTTTGGTTCTTTTAGTATTTATTTGGGTCGGAAAACCCGATGACGGTTTTTCCCGTTGTCGGACTTCACCGTTGTCGGTGTTCTCCGACAACGGTGGTGCTTCGTCCTGCAAAACGTAGACATTACCGGCAAAATGGCCGTTCGCGTCATGCGTCTGCTCGCGGGTCAGGTACCCCACTTTTTCCAGCTTTTCGAGCAGCCTGCGGATGGTGTCCTTGCTCACGCCTACATAGGCCGCGAGGCCCTTGACGGAGTACTGCCACCCGTCCGGCAGACCGACCATGATGGCCAGCAATCCGCGCGCGTCCAGCGGCAGGCGCTTGTCCTCGATGGCGCTCTTATAGAGCACCGTGAAGCGCTGCTTCCGGCCGGACTTGATCCGGCTCTCGCTCATGTCATCGCATGGCCGTGTGTCTTTTTCTTTTGCCATGTGCATCTCCTCCAATGACTTCTACGAAGTCCACAAACTTCGTCACCAACGTACCCACGCCGACGAATGTAAAGAAAATCGCCCATCCGCTCATCGTGCATACACCCCCTTTTTCAAAACGGGGCTTGCATTTCCGCGTGAGTATGATATACTGTTCTTGCAATCGTTTTCAGACTCGAACCTCTGAGAACATGAACGCTTCGACGTGCCACCGTCGGGGCGTTCTTTTTTTGCGCCGTCAGCGTAGATCACTTGATAGGCCGCGGCGATAGTCTCGCGCAGCTCCTGCACGATGACGTCGAATTCCGGGCGCTCCGCGTCGTCGATCACTCCGTCCTCGGCGATGCGAAGCAATCCGGCCAGCCGATCCGCTGCGTCGCGCAGGCGGTTGGTCAGCGAGATGGTCGCCATCGGCAGGGGCTTTGGCTCCAGCTCCGGCAGAATACCGAGCCGGTCGGTCGCCTTCGCGTGCTCCAGCGCCAGCCAGCGCACGCCGTAGACCTCGCACATCCGCGCCACGGTCTCGTCCGGCGGTGTGAGCCGCCCGCCCTCGTAGCGCTTGAGCGTTTCGGGCGAGATGTGCAACCGCTCCGCCGCCTCCTCCTGCGTCAAAAGTGTCGTTTTTCTACCCCTTTGGTAGATATTCGGGTATAACTCTGCCATTGTTCTCATTCCTCCTTTGTGGTAGTGTCGATTTAGCGGGCCAGCATGGATGCCAGCACCGGGGCCACGATCCCGCGGCGGTCGATGCAGTAGCGCTGCGCGGCGGTGCGCGGGTCTATGCCGAGGTAGCCCCCGACGTCCTTTGCCGTCAGCAAGCGGCGGTTTCCGGTATACTCCAAAAGGTCCGCCAGAACCGCGCGGTAGGTCTCCTTTTCCCTTGGCATAACGCCCTCCTCACTTTCCTGCGGCCAGCGCTCTCGCGTCTGCCGCGCCCTTGGCCGCCACCGCGGCCCTCGCCGCCTCGCTCGCCGCGCGCAGCGCCTCGTCGTCGTAGAGGTCGTTGACCTCACATTCCAGCAGCGCGGCGATGGTCGGCAGCTTGTCCGCTGTCGGCATGGCCGCACCGCTCTCCCACCGGCTGACCGCCATTTTGGTCACGCCAAGCCGGCGGGCCAGTCCGTGCTGGCTCAATCCGCGCACCTCGCGCAGCTCCCGGATGCGGAATCTTGTCAAATCTTGTCACGTCCTTTCTCTTGATTTTGCGTGAAATTTGTGATATACAGTAAATTGTGGATTTACTTTTCGCCGCGCGCCTGCTTAATCGCGCTGAGGTCGATGCCGATGCCTCCTTTTACGATCAGATCGGTAAGCTCATCGCCGTGACGGACCAGCTCAGCCAGAAAGTCCAGCGGAACGCCTGAGCGCTTGCTGAGATTGTGTGCGAGCACGGCGAAATTCATAATGAGGTCTTTCGTGTACCCATCCAAATGCACCTGCGCGCCGTGGGGCGCAGACTTGATGCTGATTTCAAATTCCCTCATACCTTTCTCTCCTTTCCTTTCGTGTAAACCCTGTGTTTACCTTGTGTGCCTATCATAAATCGCTTTTTAACGATTGTCAATAGGAAAATCGTTAATTATAGATATTTGTCGCTTATTAACAACTCCAAGCGAGGATTTAAAGCATTGGATACATCTCTGTTTGTTCAAAATGTTAAAAAGTATTGCGAGCTAAAGGGCGTTGCGCCAACTATTGCTTGCAAAGAGAGTGGCGCAGGCAAGGACTTGCTTCCCAATGTGAAAAAGGGGCAAACTCCGTCCGTCGCAAAGGTGCAGCTGCTCGCGCAGTATCTCGGCGTCACCACCTCCGACCTGCTCGGCGAGGCGCAGAAAAGCAGCCCGCCCTCGGAGGAGGACAGGCTGCTGGCCGGGTATGACGCGCTCAGCGCGCGGAATCGGGAAAAGCTGGAGGAATATCTGGACCTGCTGCTATCGTCTCAAGATAGGCCATGAGACGCCCACGGTTTTCCGGCGTAAGCCGCCGGTATTTCTCGATGAGGCGTTGGTGTAACTCGGTCAAGTCCTGCGGCGCGTGGTGCTGATCTGACATGTCTATGTACCTCTCTTTGCTCGTATTTTAGACCGGCCAGATATTCCGTTGTAGAGCGGCCCCGCCGCCCCTGCAACTGACGACGGGGCCTGCGCAGGCGAGCTGGCACCTCCGGAGCACCTGCGTGTACTTTTACCATAGCACCTTTTTCGGCAAGATGCTGTCGAAAAAGGGAGAGAAACCGTTAAATTCCCGCTAACCTGCGGAAATAAATAAAAAATTGTGCCCGATTCGGGCACGGAAAGAAGGCAATGCTATGAATCGGTCTCTTGCAATGATCCTCGCGCTTGCCCTTGCGTTTACCCTGACCGCCTGCGGCGAGCCGGCGGAGACGGAGTCCCAGATCGCCGCTAAGGAGTTAGACTCTCAAGTGTGGGCGGTCGTCACAACCGCAAGCGATCAGCTGCAGGCTCTCGACGATGTTGTCGCAGATGCCGCCGACAGAGGTGATACAGACGTCCTTGGTGTTATGATCGCAGTGCTTCAATCCAGTCAGGATTCGCTCGACAGTTTTGACGCTGACACTCAGCCGGCTATCCTCTATGTCGGCGCTGCGCGCGCGTACACGGCAAACGCGCGCGTTGTGTGCGAGGCCATAAAAGACTATATTGACGGCGGTGAAGCATCCGATTATGACAAATTTCAGGAATACCTCGGCAAAGTCAATGATCTGACCGACAATGCCGTAGAAAAGCGCAAATCGTTTTTGGCTGACGCGGGGTTTTCGGACAACGAAATCGCAGAATTTCCCGCGGAAATCCGAGACGATACAGTAGGAACATAACGCAAAAGGCCGCCGCCCGGCATGGCGGCGGTCGTTCCATTTCCGCAAGCGCAGGGGAGAGGACACATGGCGAAAATCAATTATAAAAAGCTCTATACACTGCGCGCAGATGGCCGTTATCAGGGCTACTGGCACGAGCTCGACGCCGACGGTCTGCCGAAGGGCCCGCGGCACACGATCTGCGACCGCGACCCGGAGAAGCTGTACCGGCGCATTCAGGAGAAGGAGCAGCCGACGAAACTGCTTTTCCGCACCGTCGCGGAGGCATGGCAGGAGAAAAAGTGGAAGGAATACCGCGACGGCTCCATTGACTGCTACAAGGCGCCGTATGAGCGCGCGGTCGAACGGCTCGGCGACGTCCCCGCCGATGAGGTCCTTACCAGCGACATCGCCGCGCACCTGCAGGCAATGAAGGAGGCCGACTATTCCGTGCGCACGATCCGCGCCCAGCGGACGGTCTACAAGAGTATTTTCGCTTTCGCCGTGGCCGACTCGATCTTCGGCCAGACTGTCAAGACCAATCCGGCGCTCGGCATTGCGATACCGACCGGCGCGAAAGCGGCGCAGAAAAGAGAAGCGCCGGAAGACGATATCGTGGACGCGATCAAAGCCCGCGCAGGAGAGGCGTACTGGGGCGAGTTTGCCCTGTTCCTGATTTACACCGGCCTGCGCCGCGGTGAAGCGCTGGGCTTGCAATGGGGCGACATTGATTTTAAGACGAAGCAGATAGCCTGCACCAAAAATCTCTCCTACCACGGCGTCCACAAGGTCGGCGATCCTAAAACGGAGGCTGGCATCCGCACGCTGCCGCTGCTGCCTCCTGCCGAGACCATGCTCCGACCGATGCAGGGCGAGCTGGACGACTATGTTTTTCATGGCAAGGACCCGAAAAAATTTCTCTCGCGCTCGACCTATCTTAAGCACTGGAACCACTACTGCCGGGATATGGGCTTTTTCACGGACGCGCCGACCGAGACGGTGGGCGTCAATGGGCACAAGTACCTGAAGCACCACTACCGGAACACGCTCACGCCGCACGTCCTGCGGCATGGCTACGCGACCACGCTGTTTGAGGCGGACGTCGACGTTCACACGGCCCGCGCTCTGCTCGGGCACGCCCACGTTGAGACCACCATCGCGATCTATACGCATCTTCGCCAGCGGAAAAAGCAGGCGTCCATCGACAAGCTGATTGCCTACGTCCAAGATTCCGAAAGCAAGGCGTGA